TTTGAGCGACACGGGGGGGTTTATCAGTTGCGGCGGGAATAGCGCGGTTCAGCCACCCAGTCCAACGACTCGAACACTGTCACGCCGAGGACGCACAGGGCGGGTCATTGAATGGGTTCATTTTCCGTCCTCCGTCATGATGCGCGCCACCACCATGACCGACAGGCAGTCAGGCAGGAAATCTTCTTCTTCGTGGATACGCTCGTTGATGATCGTGGCCAGTTCCGACAACTTGTAGCGCTGGTTGGTTTTGAACTTGAAGTGGTGTTTGCGCTGCTCGCCCGTCGCCGGGTCTTGGGTCTTGGCAGTGGCTGTCACCTGCCAGAATCGCGGCGATTGCGCCAGCTCGCGGACACGACCGCGAACCTCGATAAACCCGTCTTGCTGGTAGCGCTGCGCGTCATATCTGAGGATGTGGTTTGAAGGGGTCACGCCGCCACCTCCCTTGCCACCGGGCAGGAATAATCCTCCCCCTGAAACGCAGCCCGGTAACACTCCCCGCGCAACGCACTGGAGCACTGGTTCGTGTGCTGGCAGTCCTGATTGGCAGGGATGCACCCCAAGGCGATACGGCGCAGACGGTCGCGGTCGGCCTTGCCGGTCAGCGGCATGTCCTTGCCGCAGGTTGCGGCCAAGCACTCGGCCTGCCCGCTGGTGACGTGAATTCGCAAGGCTCCGCGCCCGCAGTGAATGCAGATCATGCGGCCTCCCGCACTTGCATCCCGCGATACAGTTGCTGCACGATCTTGACGTGCTTGGCGGGCATGACGCCACCCTTCTTGGTGCGCCAGTAAGTCATCGACCCGACCGACGCATTGATGGCTACCGCGAACGCTTCAAACTTGCTGATACCCAGCATTGTCATGCCTTCGGCGACCGTCATGCGGTCGGTGAGCTCGTCGCCGTCCTCAATAGGGCCGTCAGGCTCATACCGGCCGCCAATGGCGTCGCACAGGTCCTCCAGCAGCATTGCTCCCGGCAGGCCGCGCAGCCGGGCGCCGTGCATCCGCATCGCCAGCGCGTGATTGCTGGCGCGCTCAATCAACACCCCGGCTGCGGACGCGCGAACCGACAACTTGCGGGCCGCGAAATCCAGCAGTTCGCCCATGCGAACCACAAGATCAGCCTGCGCCTTGCTCATGCCATGCATACCCGCCGCCGCCAGTTCTTCCATCACTTCATCAGCCCGCTCGCTGAAGTTGATAATCGTGGTATCATCGTTTTGCATTTGATTCTCCTGCTGCACTGAACCCGGCCCGCCAGCCGGGTTTTTTATTGGTTGTTGCGGCGGGTGACTCGAACACCCGACCTGCACGGCCATGACGACCGCCCGCTCTCCCGTTGAGCTAGACACCGCAACCGGCTGGGCACTGCGACCGGGTCTCTCCCAATCCAGACAATGCCCATGCGGTTGAAGTCGCCGGTCTTTCCCGGCTGTCAGTGCGCCTTAAACCATGTCTTAGGAAGGCACGTCCCTTTATTTACTCCGCATAGCAGGGGGCAAGATCGGATGCTGGACTCCGCTTGCTACCTCTCCCGTTACCGGGCCAGCAAGGTAAAACTGTTGATTGGTTGCGGTGGCCGGATGCGATCCCGGCATGACGGAAACAGCACTTGTTCAATTGTTTTGGCCGCATACCGCACGGCACAGCCGTCTTGTTCCGCTCTACACCTCGCAGCGTCTAAGCGTGTCGCCCACCATTCACCGCAACGATCAGCACCCTGCCCTTGTTGTAGGTCGCTGACGGCGTGATGCTTCCAACATTGACCGTCATAACAAGGCGCTGATCGTTGGACTCGTTACGCGAGTCACTCGTCCGCTTCACGCCTCCCCCGCATCCTGCCGGTGAGTCCGGATTGGACAGATAACGCTGCGACTGCCGGTGATGCTGTCCGTTGGCTCTACCGGCTTACCGTTCCTCTCCCCGTGGCGTACCTCATCACAACTCATTCCGGCCAATCGTCGTCCCGATTGCCCACAATCATTGCCGCGACACACAGCGCGACCAGCAGCGCCAGCACGGTGTATCCGATCATCAGCAGCACGTTGTTCATGCAATCCCCCGAGCCAGCACGAAGGCGGCGATCCAGGACAGCACGAAGTAAGTCAGAAACGGTTCCATTTCATTCTCCCGCCGGTTCAGTCCCTGCCAATCCTACATTTCAGGCGGCCTGTGCTTTCTTCGGGATTCTGCGGTGGGCCTTTCTGATGGCTTCGCCAAGTCTCCATGTAATTTCCTGACCGCGTTTTCCGTTCGCCATGTCGCTCACTTGCCCCTGAGAAGTCTTGAGCAACTCGGCAAGCTGCGTCTGTGTAAGGCCGGAATCCAGCAGGTCATTAACCATCTGCTGCCAGTTCATTTCATTAACCTCAATGAGTCGCTTCTTCCTGCATCTTATCGCCTATGCGATATTCATGCAATCGCCAAAGCGATCTTTATATGTATCGCATATCCGATAAATATTTATCGCAAAAGCGTTGACAGCCAATAACGCATTTGCGATATTTGAGCCACAGCAACACAGCCTGTCCCGGCTCAAACCGGACTAAGCCCAACCACCGCGCGGGCCGACAGATAAACGACAGCGGCCCCGATACGGATGTCGGGAACAGACCAGGCGGCACCGGGCAATGCGGCGGTGATGATCGGCCAAGCAAGAACAAATGGTGGGAAGCCTGAGCCGCTGATCATGTCGATTGACCAAACACAGCAGCACTCCGCCGGATGGTACGCAACGCCTGAAGGTTGCCGGGTGCAGGGGCGAAAGCCGAGTGCTGCGCTGTTTGTTCAAACAACGAGGGTACGGACATGGAATACCTGCATGTGGAAATTGACCTGAACGGCGTGAAGCTTCAGGTGATAGGCAACTACTGGCCGGGCGAGGCCGCGAGCTGGGACAGCCCCGGCGAAAGCGAGTCTGCGGAGATCGAACAGGTGCTGACGGCAAATGGAGACGACATCGGCGCTGTCATCGCCTACAGCGACGAGCTGCAATCGTTCGTCGAAGGCGCGGCGCTGGAAGCATTCAAGGAAGGCCGCATCTGGCAAGCGACGGAAGCCGCAATCGCCCGCCGCGAAATGGCGCTGGAGGCCGCATGACCGCCTCCGACTTGCTGACGGCAGCCGCCGTATTTCTGGCGTGCGCCTTTCTGGCGTTTGCCATTGTGGCTTCCTGGGTGTACCTGGGCGGCCTTGTGACCTACCTCATCGCCCTGCTGGTGGGAACCCTGGTTTTTTTATGGAGCAACGATGATGAGCATTCACGCATATCACGCACCGACCGGGGCTGACCCGGAAATATACCACCAGATTCACGACGCCATCCGGATGCTGGCCAACGCCGCCGGGCTGCTTAAGCGCGCTGAACAGGCGGCAGATGCGGAGGAATGGGACGGTGTTGACCGCTTCAATGCTGCGGCTGCCGACGGCCTGCAACAGGCGCTGGAGCACGCAGAAAGCGCCATCCGCATGGCGCACAACACAAGCCGCGACCGTGAGATTTCGGCGCATCTGGAGCAAGACCAGGCCGCTTAACAACAGCAACCCACGACATGACGAGGCGACAACATGAGCTATCCAGTATTAATCCTCGGTGAATCTGGAACCGGAAAGACCACCAGCTTGCGCAACCTGAACCCCGAACACTGCGTTCTGATTCAGTCCGTGAAAAAGCCCCTGCCGTTCCGTTCTGCTGGCTGGCGGCGGTACAACCCGGAAACCAAGGAAGGCAATGTGTTCGTGACTGACAAGAGCGAAACCATTGTCAGGATCATCAGCCGCACGCACTCCCCCGTCATCATCATTGATGACTTCCAGTACATCATGGCGAACGAGTTCATGCGCCGCGTGCTGGACAAGGAGTCCGGCAACGCCGCGTTTGCCAAGTACAACGAGATCGCCCGCAGCGTGTGGGACATCATCAATGCCGCAGCGCAAGCCGGTGACGTGAAGCGAGTCTACATGCTCTCGCACACGCAGAGCAGCGAGGACGGCAGCGTCAAGATCAAAACCATCGGCAAGCTGCTGGACGAGAAGATCACCATCGAGGGCATGTTTACGATGGTGATGCGCACCAGCGTCAACCAGGGCGAGTACCTGTTTAGCACACACAACAGCGGCCACGATACCGTCAAGACGCCACTAGGCATGTTTGCTGACGACTATATCCCCAACGATCTGGCCGCAGTTGATGAGGCCATCAAAGACTTCTACGAGATTGACGATTCCGTCAGTCTCGTCAACCAAGCCGCCTGAGCGCGGCAACAACGAGGTGACGACATGACAACCGATTACGGTTATGCGCTGGATACCGGCGCAGCCAAGAGCGCGGAAACCATTGGCAAGTACATCCGGGAAACCGGCAAGTACAAGGGCAAGTTTACCCGCGCCGAACTGATGATCAGCCAGGCGAAAGGGTCTCGCGGCATTGAGTTTGACTTCATGAGCGACGAAGGCAAGGAGTGTACGCTGCAAGTCTGGACGCACTCCGGCGCGGGTGAGCCGTACTCAGGAATCAATATGATCAACGCCATCATGACCTGTCTGTCGCTGCGCGGCATCCAGCCCAAGCCGATGGTGGTGGATAAGTATGACTACGACAGCAAGCAAAAGGTTCGCGCCAACATTGAGGCGTATGGCGACCTTATGAACAAGCCTATCGGTCTGCTGCTGCAAAAGGAAATCAGCGAATACAACGGCAAGGACAAAACCAAGATGCTGATCTTTGCCGCCTTCCATGCGCAAACAGAAAAGACCGCGTCAGAGATCATCGACAAGGTCGCTCAGCCGGCGGCCCTGGAAAAACTGCTGGCCGGACTGCACGACAAGGATGCTCGCGGCAAGACGCAGGCGGCGGCAAGCCATAGTGCGCCCAGAGCGCAGCATCATCAGGCGCCTGCCGATTTCGACGATGACCTTCCCTTCTGACGCACACAAGGCGCACGGATGCGCCAGGAGACACGCATGAAACTTTTTGACCTGGCCCCAGCCTACGAACAAGCCCTCTCCATCATCACACAGATGGAGGAGGACGGATGCACCGCCGATGAACTGGAAGAAGCCATGCGAATGGTTGACCAGATCGAAGGCGACCTGAATACCAAGTGTCTGAACATTGCCAGTTGGGCGCGAAACCTGGAGGCCGAAGCCAAGGCTATCAAGGAAGCGCAGGACGCGATGGACAAGCGCCGCAAGGCTGCGATCGCCAAGGCAGAACGCCTGCGCAACTACCTGTTTCACGGCCTGAAGTTGGCCGGGGTGACAAAGATGCAATTCCCCCACTTCGTTATCAGCGTCACGCAGTGCCCGGAGTCGGTACAGATCGCACCGGGCGCACTGATCCCTGACGAATACCTGCGCTACCCGGAACCCGAGCCGAACAAGGTGGCGCTGAAAGAGGCGCTGAAGCACGGCAAGGAAATCCCCGGCTGCCGGCTTGAGCGCAACGAGAAGCTGGAAATCAAGTGATGCGCCAGTTCGTGCTGCGCGAAGAATCACAATGCCGCGCCCTGTACGCCTACTTGCGCCATAACTGGCCTGCCATGGCCGCACAAGGCAAGCCGCTGGCCGTCACCGTCGCCGAGCACAAGGACAAGCGCCACGCCCAGCAAAACCGGCTGTATTGGGCATTACTCAGGCAAGTTTCCGAGCAGGCGATGGTGGGCGGCAGGCGCTACAGCGACGAAGTCTGGCATGAGCAGTTCAAGCGCCTGTTCATCGGCCTTGTTGAGTTGCCCGGCGGCGCAAAGGCCGGAGAATCCACCACAAAACTGAACGTCTCGGAGTTTGCCGAGTACGTGACCAAAGTCACCGCCTATGCCGCCACCGAGCTGGGCGTCATTTTCGAGGGTTAGAGCCATGACCGCACAACACGCCGCCCTCTGCCGCATCACCGCAGAGGTTGAGGCCGCAAAACCTGACCGAGAGGCAATGATTGCCTTCGTGCGCCAGACCATCGAGAGCGCCCCGCAAATCAGCACGGCTATCGGCTGGCACATGCGGATGGACGTGATTGATGCGCTGAGCAAGCTGCTGAAGGGCTGGAAAGCCGATGTGAAGGAGGCAGCATGACCCGCCGTCCATGGACAGAAGCCGAACGCGCCGAGCTGGCTCGCCGCTACCCCAATGAAGTCACCGCCGACATTGCCCGCGACATGGGGCGGTCGGCTGGCGGCATCTACGACCAGGCCAACAAGCTGGGCCTGAAAAAATCACCGGAGTTTATGAGCCGGATTCACGGCCCCATCCTGATCAGGGCCGGAGCGGCAAGTCGTTTCAGTGCGAACCACGCAACCTGGAACAAGGGAATGCCCGGCAGCACCGGCAATCACCCGAACACGCAGCGCACCCAGTTCAAAGCCGGTCGCAAGCCGGAGGACTCGCGTAACTACCGGCCCGTCGGGTCGCTGCGCATATGCGACGGCTATCTGGAGCGCAAGGTTTCTGATGATCAGGGGGTATACCCGGCCCGGCGCTGGATAGGCGTCCACCGGCTGGTGTGGGAGGCCGCCAACGGCCCGATACCAAAGGGTCATGCCGTGGTGTTCAGGCCCGGCATGGCCAGCACCGACCCCGACGAAATCACGATAGACCGACTGGAACTGATTACCCGCGCCGAGCTGATGCGGCGCAATACCCGTCACAACCTGCCGCCGGAACTGAACGCGCTGATCTCGACGAAAGCGCGACTGTCCCGGCTGATTACCGAGCGAGAGAAAGACCATGAGCTACAAGATTGAAGACTTGCGGAACACGCTGATCGACATGATCAAGACCCTGAACGACAAAGACGCGGTTGTTGACCTTGATCGCGCCAAGGTGGCCGCCGAGTTGGCGCAAGTGGTGGTAAACAGCGCCAAGGCCGAGGTGGATTTCATGCGCGTCACCGGCGGCACGGGCAGCGGGTTTATTGAGAACACCGGCCGCCGTCCGTCGCTGAAGGCCGTTGGCGGGGAGGATGCGGCATGAACATCGAAGAACTGAAGCGGCTGGCTGAGGCTGCGACGCCGGGGCCGTGGGAATATGATCACGGATGCATAGCAGACAATGGCAAAGCGATTATTTCGGAATACTTTGTTCGGCTTGATGGCGATGATGTTTCTATTGCAGCAGACATTATTGATCCGGAGTCATGTCGTCCCAGCAAATCAAATGCGGCCTACATCGCCGCAGCCAACCCTGCCGCCGTGCTGGAGTTGATTGCGGAGATTGATCGTCTGCGCAAAGCCAACGACCGCGCCCAGGCCGAAATCCGCGCCCTGGAAGCGCGGCTGCTGGAGGTGGAGAAATGAGCGCAATTACACCGGATAGCCAAATTAACATCTTGACGTTAACGCTGCGCCCATTGAATGCGCTCAACAGGGCTGGGGTTTTTACCGTAGGGCAGTTGGTTAGCCTTCCTTACATTAAGGTCGCTTCACTTCCAAACATGGGAAAAAAAGGCGTGACTGAGGTGAGGGATTGCCTTGCCGCGCATGGCCTGTATCTTCGCGGCGAATGGAATAGTGATCGTGGTTTTGAGGAGTTTATGTCAAAGCGAGATCCGGTCAATGATTCCCCGAAGACGGCTTCGATTGAAACAGGCGGCCCGGCGTTTCCGGTAACTCCGACCGATCGCAGCGGGCAGATTGCAGATACAGAAATGGGCATGACCCTGCGCGATTATTTTGCCGCAAAGGCGATGCCTATGGCTCTTGAGGAATACAGGATGACGATCGGCAGAATAGATGAGCCTCTTGATCTTGAGTGGGACAAGCAAGACGGACTTTCGTGCGTTGCCGCCAGAGCCTATGAGTTCGCCGACGCCATGCTTGGAGCACGAAAATGAGCTACGTTTCAAACCACGCGCACGACTGCGCCCACAATGACGCCATCCGCGCCGAGTTGTGGGCGCAGATGGCCGAGTTTGAGCGCAAGGCCGGGCCGGTGCAGACCGTGCCTATCGAGCGGCGCACAGCGGAAGGTAATCCGCTGCTGGTGCTCAACTCCGGCGCGGTGTCCGTCCTGCGCCCGCCCAAGCG